ATAATCCTGCTGGAGAAGGCCCGACGTTACGACGCTCTGATGGCGAATAAGCCTCAACCGCAGCAGGCTGCGGCAGGCCCGAAGCCACTACGCGCGGGCACGGCAGTCAACAGCCCGAAGGCGGCCACAGAGGTCACGCGAATGAAGCAGCGTCTCTCGAAAACCGGCCGCGTCGAGGACGCGGCTGTCCTATTTGGCCTTTTAGACGGCAGGAGATAACCCATGACTAGCGTGACGAAAGTGCAGACCTACGACGCGTCGAACGCGATCCGTGAGGATCTGTCGAACATCATTTACGACATCAGCCCGACCTCGACGCCCTTCATGTCGAACATCGGACGCGACACCTGCGAAAACACCTACTTCGAGTGGCAGACCGACGCGCTCGCGGCGGCTGACGGCTCGAACGCGGCTGTTGAAGGCGACGCCGCCGGCAACATGGATTTTACGGCGACTGTTCGCGTCGCAAATTATACGCAGATCTCGACGAAGGTCGTGAGCGTCTCGGGCACCGCCGACGCGGTCAACGCCGCCGGCATGCGCACCGTTATGGCCTACGAAACGGCGAAGAAGGCGAAAGAGATCAAGCGCGACATGGAGAAAATCCTCCTGTCGAATCAGGCTGGCTCTGCCGGGTCGACGTCGACCGCGCGCAACACCGCCGGCTTCCCGACGTGGCTGATCACGAACTCGATCGCGAACAGCGCGACGCTCCCGGCGATGAGCGGCGCGAACGGAAACGGCTATCCGGACACGGCGTGGACGAGCCTGTCCACCGCCACCGACGTCGCGTTCGGCGAAACCATGCTGAAGAACGCGATTAAGAACGTCTGGACCGAGGGCGGCGAGCCGACCGTGCTGATGGTCGGTCCCTACAACAAAACCGTCGCGTCGACATTCGCGGGCCTCGCCGAGCAGCGCATCCAGTATAACAACGCCACGCCGCTCAAGATCATCGCGACGGCCGACGTCTACCTGTCCGATTTCGGCGAGGTCGCCATCGTCCCGAACCGGTTCACCGATGAGCGCTTCGCGTTCGTAATGGATCCGGAATACGTCTCGGTCTCTTACCTGCGGCCGTTCCGGACCTTCGACATCGCGAAGAACGGCGACAGCGACAAGAAGGAAATGGTCGTCGAATACGGCCTGCGCGTGAAGAGCGAGAAGGCGCACGCTGCGATCGCCAACCTGACGGTTTCTGCGTGAGCACCTGGGGGCGGGAGTGATCCCGCCCCCTCTTAACATGAGGCATTCATGGCCGAGCATTTCGCCCCAGGATCGTTTCTTCTCGACGTCGACGAAATGTCGGGCAGCGTGCAGAAGATGCACGTCACCACAGACAACAAGATCGTCATCGAGTCGACGGTCGACATCACGCGGCTGGCCGATCAGAACAAGGAGATGCGGAACAGCGTGTCGCGCGTTGAGCGCGTCGGCGATTTCGTCCGCGTCGGGCGCATGCCCATGCAGGTTTATCTCGATCTGCGCCGGCGCGGTATCTTGCGCGATCGCGCGGAAATGCGAAGGTGGCTGCTCAGCGACGAGGCGCTGCCCTACCGCACGCATTGGATGGCCTGCTGATGGCGACGATCACGAACTACGCGACGCTGAAGAGCGCGGTTGCCGATTGGCTGAACCGCGCGGACCTGACGTCGCAAATCGAGACGTTTATTCAATTGGCCGAGGCTGATCTCAACACTCGGCTGCGCACGCGCGAGATGATCGTCCGCGCCGAGGCGACAAGCGATCAGCAGTATGTTCAGCTGCCGGCCGACTGGCTCGAGGCGATCAACCTGCATATCGTCGACGGCGCGCAGCCGTTACGGTTCATAACGCTCGACGAGAGCGATTCGATCATTAAGGCGCAGACGTTCACCGCGCCGGCGTTCTATTCTCTCATGAACGGCGCGATCGAGATCGTGCCGGCACCAGACGACGATATCGACATCGAGATGATTTATTACGGGAAGATCACGCCGCTGTCGGATCAGAGCACGACGAACTGGCTGCTGACGAAGGCGCCGGACATATATCTTTACGGCGCGATGACGCACGCCGCGCCGTTCCTGGTCGATGACGCGCGCGTTCCTGTTTTCTTTAGCGCCTACAACGCTCGCGTCGAGTCGCTCAACGCTGAAGCGCAGCGTTCCCTGCATAGCGGTTCGCCGCTCATCCAGCGCACGAGGAGGGTCTACTAATGGCCGGGCTAAGCGATTACGCGGAGGATCTGGTCCTCGACTGGCTCTTGACGAACGGCGCGGCGACGCGCCCGACGGCGTGGTATCTCGCGCTGTTCACCGTCGCGCCGGGAGAGGCCGGCGGCGGCACCGAAGTCTCCGGCGGATCTTACGCGCGGCAGGCGGCGACATTCGTGGTCAGCGGTAGCGCGCCGGCGACGGCCAGCAACAGCGTCGCTATCGAGTTCCCGGCCGCGACAGGTAACTGGGGAACGATTGTCGCGGCGGCGGTGTTCGATGCATCGAGTAGCGGAAATATGATCGCGTTCGGCAATCTCACCGCGTCGAAGGCGATCGATAGCGGCGACGTGCTGCGCTTCGCCATCGGCGAAGTCGACGTTACGCTAGATTGATCGGAGCGCGTCGTGGCCGACTACGGCGTCGCTGATTACGGCGAAGGACTGTACGGCTCCGGTTATGTCCTCGACGGCGCCGTGGTGGTCGCCGGCGCCAGCGACGTCGTGCTCGGTGCGTCGCTGATCGCGGCCGGAGCTTTCGACGCGGCGTCGACGTCTGACGCGACGCTTCAGGCTGCATTAATCGCGGCTGGAGCGGCGGCGATCCCCGCCACGTCTGGCGCTGCGTTTTCCGCGTCTGCCGACGTGGCTGCATCCGTCGATATGCCGGCGTCGAGCGCCGCGACGTTCGGCCCGGAACGCGTGCGTCCGGGGTCGCTCTCGGTCGCCGCGACAAGCGGCGCAGAGTTCTCGGCAATCGCGTGGATGGCCGGCGCGATCACGATGCCGGCAACGTCGAGCGCGACTTTCAACGGGCGCCTCTTGTGGCAGCCCGAGCCGACGCCGGCGCAGGCTTGGGTGCCGGCGGCCGTTGGCGTCGAAACGTGGGCGCCGGCGGTCATTTCGGCGGAAACGTGGCAGCGGTTGAACTCGGGAGCTTAAGATGGCCGACACCTACACGACGAACCTAAATCTGACGAAGCCAGAGGTCGGCGCGTCGCGCGATACCTGGGGCGGAAAGCTGAACACCGATCTCGACACGCTCGACGCGCTTTTCAATCCGAACGGATCGGGGACGAGCGTCGGGCTTAATGTCGGCACGGGCAAGGTGCTCGCGATCAGCGGCGGGACGCTTAAGTCTGATGCGGTTTCTGAGTACACGGCCGCAGCGGGTGTTACCGTCGACGGCGTGCTGCTGAAGGACAGCGCGGTCAGCGCGGACACAATTAACGAGAAGACGAGCGCTGCGGGCGTTACCGTTGACGGCGCGCTGCTCAAGGATGGCGGCGCGACATTCACCGGGGACATCACGCTCAATGCGCAGAAGGATGTCCGTTTTGCTGACGCGGACAGTTCAAACTGGGTCGCCTTTCAGGGGGCCGGGACAATTGCCGCGAATGTCACCTGGACGTTGCCGGCTACGGACGGGACGAGCGGCCAGCTTCTATCTACGAACGGATCTGGAACGCTGTCCTGGGCTGCGGCAGGCAACACGGGCTTCACCGCCGACCGGGCCATCGTATCGAATGGCAGCGGCGTGCTGGCGGCGTCGGCGGTGACGGCGACCGAGCTCGCGTACCTCGACATCACGACGCTCGGGACGAGCGCCGCGAGTAAGGCTGTGACGAGCGACGCTAATGGCGTAACGACGTTTGCCGACGGCGTGAACGAAGGATATACCGCCGTTACGATGGCGTCGAACGCCGCAACCTTAAATTTCCGCGACGGGAACGTGTTTCAGCTTACGCTGAGCGGCGGAAATTTAACGACGTTCACCTGGAGTAATCCGCCGAGCAGCGGCACGGCATACGGGTTTACGCTTAAGGTCATTCAGGACAGCACCGCCCGTTCGATTACATGGCCGGCGGCGGTCGACTGGCCGGGCGCGACTGCGCCGACGCTGTCGAGCGGTAGCGGGGACGTCGACGTTTTCGTGTTCTTCACGCACGACGGCGGCACGACTTGGTACGGGTTTATCGCTGGGCAGGATTTCGGCTGATGCTGTCGCGTAAGGTAATGTCGGGCGGGGCTCCGACCGACCCGTATTTTAAGAACGTCGCTCTCCTGCTCCACGGGGATGGGACCAACGGAGGACAAAATAATACGTTCATCGATGGGTCGACAAACAATTACACCGTCACCCGCAATGGGAGCCCAACCCAGGGATCCTTCAACCCGTACGGGACGCTCTGGAGCAACTACTTTGACGGGACGGGAGATTCTCTTAGCGCCCCGAACAACGCCGCTTTTGACCTTGGCAGCAGCAATTTTACCATCGAGGCGTGGGTGTTCCCCCTGGTATATAAATCTGGGGGAGGTGCGGATACCGGGTTTGCTATAATCTCAAGGTATACTGTCGGCTTGGGGTGGATACTTAGAATAGTAAACGCAACTACTCTCCGGTTTGTTCGTGGCGCCGATGTAATTCTTGATGCAACTGGATTGGATATACCGCTAAATTCCTGGAGTCACGTAGCTGTAAGCCGAAGCTCCGGAGACTTGTCTCTTTTTCTCAATGGCACCAGAGTTGCGGCAGCTACAGGGATCTCAAATTTTACAGACCCCTCCACTACCGTTCGGATCGGGCATTCTCAAACAGTAAATGATGAGGCTACTGGCTACATAAGTAATTTGCGAGTAGTGAAAGGAACCGCAGTATATGATCCAACTTTGACCACGTTAACCGTTCCAACCGGCAATTTAACTGCTATTTCTAATACCTCTTTATTGACCTGCCAGTCCAATCGGTTCATCGATAACAGCACCAACAATTTTGCGATTACGCGCAACGGCGACACTAGGGTGACATCCTTCGCGCCGTTCGCCCCGACGAGCGTCTACACGACAGGGCTGGGCGCGAGCGGGTACTTTAGTTCGACCGGTTATTTACAGATAACGGGTCCGGCCAGCGGCATCGGGACATGGACCGCAGAAGGCTGGCTTTTCCCTACAAATTTTGCCGCAGCAACCAACGCCATACTATCTCAGGGCGATGGAGACACAGCGGCTAGATGGCTGCTTTACGTAACGTCTGGCGGCAGCATAGTGCATTACTCAAATGGCAGTATTGCCGCATCTGCTTCCGGCGTTATAAAAATAAATACCTGGCAGCATATTGCTCTTGTCTCGGACTCTTCTAATGTTACCATTTATGTAAATGGCGTCTCGGTAGCCACAGGATCGTACTCGGGAAAAACATTCGACGATGCTCCTTTCCAGATCAATCGTGGTTATGGCGGGATTGCCGCAGGTAATAATTGTTATATGTCAGATGTTAGATTAGTTGTCGGAACTGCCGTCTATACTACCGCGTTTACGCCACCCACATCTCCCCTGACCGCGATCGCGAACACTCAACTTCTCTGCAATTTCAAGAACGCCGCAATCTTCGACTCCGCAGCCAAGAATGACCTCGAAACCGTAGGCAACGCGCAGATCGACACCACCACAAAAAAATTTGGAACGGGGTCTTTGGAGTTTGACGGGACGGGCGACTGGCTATTACTGCCAGATAATCCGGATCTTCAACTAGGGACTGGCAACCTGACAGTTGAGTTTTGGGTTTACCTAGCTACAGGCGACGCGGGATCTAACAGGGGTCTGGTCAGCAAAGGTACCGCATCCACGGGCTGGTCTGTGTCCCTGAACACGACGCAGAAGGTTGTCTTTAGCTACGCCTCAAGCACCATAACCTCGTCCGGGGCGATAACCCTGGACGCCTGGAATCACATTGCCGTGGTCAGGGAAGGAACAGGCAGCAATCAGACGAAGATCTATATCGGTGGGACGAATGACGGGACCGGCACCGTATCGACCGATTTCAACCAGACAAATTCCATGTACATTGGGGCTAACAGGGCTGCGGGCGACCCGATGAAGGGCTTCATTGACGATCTCCGCATCACCAAGGGCGTCGCGCGCTACACGGCGAACTTTACGCCGCCCACCCGGCCATTCCCAGATAGGTGAGGGATAGAAAATGCTGATCGCGAAAATTGAGAACGGAACGCCGGTCGTCGGAGATTTCCGCGCTCTGTTCCCCCGTACATCTTTCCCGGCGAGTGGCCCCGACGCTGATTTCCTGCGCCAAAGCAACTGCCTCCCCGTCGACGCGTTCCTCCCGCACGACCGCTCGACGCAGCGGCTCGTGCCCGCCGCGCCTTACGTTGCCGGCGACCGCGTCCTGATCGTCCGCGTCGAAACGAAGAGCGCCGCAGAAATCGCCGCCGACAGCGCAGCGGCGGAAGCGGCCCGCATCGCTGACATCGACCGGCAGCGAGCGGCCGCGTATCGGGCCGAAAGCGATCCGCTGTTCTTTAAGGCGCAGCGGGGAGAGGCGACGCAGCAGGAGTGGCTCGACGCTGTCGCCGCGATCAAGGCCCGCTTGCCTAAGGCGCAGCCCCTGCCGGCCGCCGGCACCGGAGCCTGATCATGGACCCGCAGCCCCTCATCAACGCCGCTGTCGGCGTCGTTTTGGCCGGCATCGGGTGGTTCGCCCGCCAGATCTGGGAGGCCGTTAAGGAGCTCCGCGAGGATCTGCACCGCATCGAGGTCGACCTGCCGAACACCTACGTCAAGCGCGTCGATTACGCGCAGGATCTCGCGGAGATCAAAGGCCTGCTGCAAAAAATCTTCGACCGGCTCGAGCAGAAGGTCGACAAGTCATGAGCGCGCCGCGCGGCATCCGCAACAACAACCCCGGCAACATTCGCCGATCCGGCGATCCCTGGCAGGGGCTCGCAAAAGACCAGAACGACGATGCGTTCTTCCAGTTCGCGGAGCCAAAGTGGGGCATCCGCGCGCTCGCGCGCGTGCTGATCTCGTATCAGGACAAGCACGGCCTGCGCACTGTGCGCGCGATCATCTCGCGCTGGGCGCCGCCGGTCGAAAATAAAACGTCGAGTTACATCGATCACGTCGCGCACCGGCTTGGCGTCGGCGCCGACGACCCGCTCGACATCCACGACTACCGTGTCCTGCGCGGGCTGGTCGAGGCGATCATCGCGCACGAAAACGGACAGCAGCCCTATACCGACGCGCAGATCGACGCCGGGCTCGTGCTCGCGGGCGTCGAGCCTCCGGAGCGGCCGATCGCCAAGACGCGCACGGTTAAGGGCGCGCAGGTCGCGGCGGCGGCCACGCTGCTTGGCGTCGCGGCCGAGGGCGTCGAGAAGCTGCAGCCGGCGATCCCTTTGCTGCAGCGCATCGTCGAGGTCGCGCCGTGGCTGCTCGCCGCGCTCGCGCTCGCCGGCATCGGTTACGTCGTCTGGGCGCGGTTCGACGACCGCCGGCGGGGGCTGCGGTGATCCTCGCGCTTCTGGCGCGATGGATTGCGCCGCACGCTGCGACGGTTATTCTGGCCGGCGCGGCGATCGCGACGGTCGCCGGTTTTTTGTTCGGCGTGCGGCGCAGCGGCAGGCTCGCCGAGCGAGCCGAGCAGGCGGCGAGAACGGCGGAGGTCCAGCGTGCGCAGCTTCAGGCTACAGTCGATCGTCCTGCTGATCGCGCTACTCTTTCCGAGCGCATGCGCGCCGGCCGGTTCTAGCGGCGCCTGCCCGCCGCTCGTCGTTTATTCGCGAGCGGACATGCATCGAGCGGCGGACGAATTGCAGCAGCTACCGCTCGACTCTCAGATCGAGCGCATGCTGGCGGACTACGCGGTCCTGCGCGATCAGGTGAGGGCCTGCCGATGACGTTTCAGCCGATATCGCTCCCGCCGGGCGTCGTTCGCCCCGGCACGGCGCTGCAGGTCAAGGGGCGGTTTTGGGACGCAAACCTCATTCGCTGGCGCGGCGGCAAGCTCGAGCCTGTCGGCGGGTGGCAGCGCATCACGTCTGCGGTGACCGCGTCGACGATGCGCGCCGTTTTTGCGTGGACGACATCGATCAGCGATACGTGGTTCGCGATCGGCTGCGATGCGCAGCTTTACGTGCTCAATCAGAGCACGCTGACCGATATCTCGCCGGCGAATCTCGTGCCCAGCGACTCGAACGAAGCCGGCGCTTACGGATCGTGGACCTACGGGTCCGAGCTCTACGGCGACGATACAGACCCGACGTATCCGCGTCCGGCGTCTCAATATTATCAGGAGGCATTCTGCTGGAGCCTCGACAACTGGGGCGCCGATCTGCTCGCGCTGTCGAGTTCAGACGGCCGGCTGCTTCATTTCGTTCCGGGCACCTACACCGATGCGCTCGAAGTCGGTCACAGGTCGATTTCGACGATCTCGCGCGCGTCGAACACCGTAACGCTGACGACGACGATCATTCACGATTTTAGCGTCGGCGACATCGTGACGGTCGCCGGCGTGACGAACAGCACGTTCGACGGAACGTTTACGGTCTTGACCGTCCCGAGCACGACGACAATCACCTATTCGCAGACGGGGTCTACGACGACGTCGAGCGGCGGCACGGTCGAGGAGTCGATCGGCTCCGGCCGTGCGATGACCGTGACGGAAGAGCGGCACGTCATGATCCTGGCTTACGGCGGCAATGAACGCCGTGTCGCTTGGTCAAAGCAAGACACGTTCTCGCAATGGGATTTCGCTGACACGACATCGACGGCGGGTTACGTCGATCTCGAAACGCAGACGTATTTGATCAACTGCGCAAAGGTGCGTGAGGGCGTCCTAATCTGGACGTTCGACGAGGTCTATTTGGCGCGCTACGTCGGGCTTCCGTACATTTACAGCTTCGAGCGCATCGGCACCGGCTGCGGGCTGATTTCGCCGATGTCGTTCGCGGCGTTCGCCGGACGCTGCGCGTGGCTCGGCCGCGAAGGCTTTTGGCTCTACGAGGGCGGCCAGATAAAGCCTCTGTCGTGTGACGTTTCCGCCTGGGTCTTCGACGACATGGACAAGCCGGCGTCGCAGCTTTACGCATTCGCAAGCGACAACGGTCTCTTCAACGAAATTTGGTTCTGGTTCTGCGCCGACGACAGTCCGGACCCGAACAGATACGCAATTTGGAACTACGCTGAAAGCTGGTGGTCGATCGGCGAGATGTCGAGGACGGCCGCGATGCGGGCTGGCGTTTACCCGAGGCCGATCGCGGCAGGCGCCGATAATTTCCTCTACGAACACGAGACGGGATGGACCGACGCCGGCACGCCGCTCATCGGCGAGCGTTACGCAGAAACGGGCGCGCTGAATATCAGGAACGGCGACAACGTGACGTTCCTACGCTCGGCGCTGATGGATAACGGATACGGATACGACAGCACCGAGTTTAGTGTGTTTTCGTCGTTCGCGCCGCAGGGCGCGGAAACGACCAGCGGCCCCTATAATCCGCGCGCCAACGGCTATACCGATATGCGCGTTACTGGGCGCGACTTCCGCGTCAAGATCGAAGCGACAGAAGACGCGCCTTGGTCCATCGGCGAACTGCGCATCGACGTCGTGCCGAGGGGCGGTCGATGATCATAAAATTTCAAGCTGCGCCGCAGCGCTACGAGCCGTCGACGCTCGACGCGATGTTCCTC